ACTCTTTATACATACGGGGAAAACTAGTAAAAAAGACCCCTTTTGGGAAATTAGCAACCCAAATCATCTTTCATCTGCCAAAAAACCCTGTTTTGCGTGTTTAATTGGAGAAAAAATCACCAAATGATCCAACAATCTTCAACCTGTAATGCATTACATAAAATATCTTATATAGTGATAGTGTGAAGAATTGTAGAAATGTCCTCCTATGATGCTTTACGTTACCCAATGGCAGAATATAGCGGTGTCCTTTCCCTGCACCGCTTTTATTTTGCCGCAAGGTAGGAAAGGGAAAAATATGGAATATATCAGCAAGAAAGACCTGGTCGATGTACTGGAGAAGTTCAAAAAGGCTAGAGAAGCCAAAAAGAACTGTTCCAAACAGAGTGCGACAGAGTACGCAATGTTCGACTATGTCTTAAAAATCATTGATACGTTAAAGACAGTTGAAAAAGATTGAATCCTATAAAGAGCCGAAATGGGTTTCCTTACGCAAAAGGGTTCTCGCAAGAGATCACTACATGGATCAATACCTAAAGAGGTATGGGAAATTCCAAACAGCTACTATGGTTCACCATATTTTCCCAGTCGAGTTTTTTCCCGAATATCAGTATTGTGAGTGGAATCTTATTTCTCTATCAAGGTCCTCTCACAACATGATGCATGACAGAGATACGGATGAGTTAACGGATATAGGCAAGGAGTTATTGTTACGCACCGCAATAAAAAATAATATCGATATTCCAACCTGGATGTTCCGTGAGAAAGAGAAAGGAACAAAGTACTTACAGAGATACTGATGAAAAAGAAAGATTGGAAGAAAAAGATCGAAGATTCATGCAAAGGTGCGAATGTCTATAAAGAGTATTTCGATGGTGCTATAGACACTCTCGCTCAAATATTGGAAACGAGAGATCAGATACACCAACAGTATATAGACGAGGGTGCGAATCCAACTATTATCGTTACTACGGACAGAAGTGGGAAAGAGAACATCCACAAAAATCCATTGATCTCAATGGAAACGGAACTCAATTCACAGGCTCTTAAATATTGGAGCGAATTGGGTCTTACAGCAGCCGGATTCAAGAAACTTAATGTAAAAGAAGATGACGGCGGTAGTTTAGAAGAACTCCTTTCAAAGATAGCCAATGGCTAAATCTTTCAAAAAGGTAGCTTTGAAGTTTGCTGATGATGTAATTAGCGGAAAGAAAATCGCCGGTAAGGAAATAATCCTTGCCTGTGAGAGGTTCAAAAAGGATCTGCAAAGAGATGACTTGGAGTTAAGAACTACCGATCCCGACTTTGCTATCAACATCATGCAGAACATATTAGTCCATCAGCAAGGCGAAGACCTCGATGGAAAACCACTACAAGGCAAACCGTTTATATTAGAGCCTTGGCAGGTATTTATCGTTTATAACCTATTGGGTTTCTACTACAAAGGAACGGATATTAAACGGTATAAAGAGGGGTTTATTGAGGTCGCAAGAAAAAACGGTAAAACATCTCTTATCGCCGCATTAAGCTTTGCGATAAGTGTGCTGATGCGACACAGCGGATCTAAAACCTACATAGTGGCGAGTGCATTAAGGCAGACATTGGAAGCATTCCATTTTCTGACTTTTTCACTCCACTACAGGGGTTTGGATAAAAAAATGACGATAAAGGACAATTCCTTTGAGCATTCCATCAAATACATGTTTGGGAACAATGACGGCTCGATGGATATTATCGCCATGCCAACCAATCCCGATGCCCAGGATTCCTTTAACTGTAACTTCGTCATTGCGGATGAGGTAGCGAGTTACAAGAAACCGGCACAGTATAACCGATTCAAAGAAGCCACGGCAGCTTACGCCAATTCCTTATGTCTGTCTATCACGACAGCAGGGGATAACATCAATGGCTTCGGTTACGCCCATCAAGAATATTGCCTTAAAGTGATTCAAGGATTGGTACAGGATGATCAGATGTTCGTGTTTATCGCACGAGCCGATCAAGATGATAAAGGACAGGTAGATTACACAAATCCTGTCCAGCATCAAAAAGCCAATCTTAACTACGGAGTCACGATAAGACCCGATGAGATCCTACAAGCTTCTTTACAGGCACAGAACGATCCATTAAAGAGGAAAGATTTCCTCTCAAGAAGACTCAATATCTACACGGCGAGTATGAAGTCATGGTTTGATATTGAAATGTTCCGTCAAAGCGACAGGAAGTATAACTGGACTTTAGAGGAACTGTCAAAAATGGATATCACCTGGTACGGGGGTGCGGATCTCTCAAGAAGCTACGACTTGACGGCGGCTTGTTTATTCGGGAATTACCAGGGAGTGGATATTATTATTGCTCACGGGTTTTTCCCTGTCACTCAAGCAGCTGTAAAGAGCGAAGAAGACCACATTCCTTTATGGGGATGGATGGACGATGGTTGGCTCACTATGTGCAATTCCCAAACTGTCAACATGGCTGATGTAGTCAATTGGTTCGTCAGTATGCGACAGATGGGGTTCAAGATCAAGGAAGTCGGTCACGATAGGAAGTTCGCCGGTGAGGAATACTTCCCACAGATGAGAAAAGCCGGTTTCCGTGTTATAGATCAGCCACAGTACTTCTATTTGAAGTCACAGGGGTTCAGACATATCGAGAAGTCCGCAATGGACGGCAATCTTTATTATCTGCATTCGGAAGCGTATGAGTATTGTGTTTCCAATGTTCACGCAGTAGAGAAAACGGATGATGCGGTTCAGTATGAAAAGATAAATCCTACACAGAGAATCGATTTATTCGATGCGAGTGTGTTCGCTTGTATCAGATATGCGGAAGCCGAATCCAAAGCCAAAGTTATCAAGGATTGGTTTAATTGAGGTAAAAGATGGCAAAGAGAAAGAAAAAAGAAATCGAGAAGAGATCCGTTGGCTACGTTTTGGGAACGGACTTCGACAATTTATGTTCCACGGGTGATTATGTTTCATTGGACAGATGCCCCGAAATCATGACCGCCTGTAAGAAGATTGCGGAACTCATCGGCTCTATGACCATCCATTTAATGGAGAACACGAAAAGCGGAGATATCCGCATCATTAACGAGTTATCGAGAAAAATAGACATAGACCCTGTTTCCACGATGACACGTTCCCATTGGATGCAGTCGATAGTGATGAATATGCTTTTATACGGAAAAGGGAATGCGATTGTCGTTCCTCATACCTATAAAGGCATTATTCAGTCACTTGAACCGATTAGTGCCTATAGAGTTAATTTCTTGCCGAAGAACGGGTCTTACCGTTACTACAATGTTTTTATTGACGGATTACAGAGAAATCCCGAAGACTTACTCCATTTCACATATAACCCCGATGAGGTGTATCTGTGGAAAGGCAAAGGGATTACAGCCGTAGTCAAAGAGATCGCAAACAATTTAAAACAGGCAAGAGCAACAGAAAAAGCGTTCATGGATTCCAAGTGGAAACCGGCACTTATTGTCAAGGTTGACGGTATGGTCGATGAATTCTCCACTAAAGAGGGAAGACAGAAAATACTTGACAGCTATGTGAAATCGAGTGAAATGGGTGAGCCTTGGTTAGTACCTGGGGAACAGTTCCAGGTCGAACAGGTCAAACCATTAAACTTAAATGATTTGGCTATCAATTCTACTGTCGAATTGGATAAAAGAACGGTGGCTGCCTTGTTGGGCGTTCCGGCATTTGTTTTGGGTGTCGGTGCGTACAACCAGGTCGAGTGGAACAACTTTATCTCCACTACGATCCATGCCATTGCGGAATCCATCGAACAGGAGATGACAAGAAAGCTTATCTTGAATCCTAAATGGTATCTCAAGTTTAATATTCTCTCATTGATGAACTATGACCTCACAACCATTGCGAGTGTCTACACGCAGTTTGGCGATAGGGGTTGGGTCAACGGAAATGAAGCGAGAGATAGGATAGGCATGAGTCCTGTGGATGGGTTGGACGACTATGTTAGGCTTGAAAATTATTTGCCTAATGACCAGTCAGCCTTGCAGAAAAAGGTAGCAGGGAACAGCTAAATTTGGTTTAAAGGCATGGATAGTGATTGCAACACGAAAGCGAGAATCCTTACTCGTTTCCATGCTTTAAACATAAGGAATCTTATAAAGGAGTAAGAAAAAATGAGTAGATTTATTGATTTGACAGGGCAGAGATTCGGCAAATTGGTCGTTCTTAACAGAGTTGGAGATAAAGGCTCTGTGTGGCATTGCAGATGTGATTGTGGAAGAGAAACAACTGTTTTAGGTGGAAACCTTCGGGAAGGAAAAAGCACTTCATGTGGTCATTGCCCAAACATAGTCGATCTTTGCGGTAAACGATTTGGAAGGCTTGTGGTTTTGGAAAGGCATCCTCAACCCAATAGAAAACCAACCAAATATCTATGCAAATGCGATTGTGGGAAATACAAAATGATTGTTGGTTCAAGTCTACAATATGGGTCTACGAGAAGTTGTGGATGTCTATCTAGGGATAAAACAAAGGAAACTATTGCCGGATGGAATAAAACGCATGGCGAGTCAAGAACTCGCCTTTATTATGTGTGGCTTGGAATCAAGCGTAGGATATACAACCCACATACCAAGAAATACCCAATCTATGGTGGGCGAGGAATTGGAATGTGCAAAGAATGGACGGAAAGCTATGAAAGCTTCCGTGATTGGGCGTTAGCAAATGGTTATGACCCAAAAGCAAAATATGGCGATTGTACAATCGACAGAATTGATGTTGATGGTGATTATTGTCCAAAAAATTGCAGATGGGTGGATATGAAAACACAAGCGCATAACAAAAGGAGTACACATGGAACAGAGATATATGCAAATGCAGAACATTGAAACAAGAAGTGACGAGCAGAACGGTGACCTCTTTATTGAGGGAATCTTCTCCGTGTATAACAGTAACTACAATGTTTGGGACGGTGTTACCGAAAGCATCGCACCTGGAGCATTTAGGAACTCTATAAATGGGGATGTTCGTGCTTTATACAATCACAATTCTGACATCATCCTTGGTAGGACATCAGCCGGTACGCTGACTCTCGAGGATAGACCTGAAGGATTGTGGGGTCGCATCAAATTAAATCGCAAAGATACGGACGCATCTAATGTGTACGAGCGTATTGCGAGAGGTGACATTACGGGATGTAGCTTCGGCTTTGACATCAAGAGTGAAACAAGAACCGTTTCCGATGACGGCTCTGTTCACTACACGATAGAGGAAGTTGATCCGCTATATGAAATTTCTCCTGTGGTCTTCCCCGCATATGAAGCTACTCATGTAGAGGCACGTCACAAGAATGAAGAACTCATTCAGAAACGTATGCACGAGGAATGGCAGATGCGCATGAAAGAAAGACTGAAAGGAGTCGAGTAAATGGCATTAAGAGCATTAATGACAAAAAAGAAACTCGATACTGCCAAGAAATCTTTGGAAGAACTCCGTTCTAAAAAAGAAGAACTCGTCAAGAGAGAAGCAGACATCGAGAAACTCATCGAAGAAGCCGTAACTGAAGAAGAGAAGAAAGTAGTCGAAGAAGAAATCGACAAGTACGAAGCCGACAAGGCTGACCTCGACAACCAGGAAAAGGATCTCGAAGAGGAAGTCAACGGTTTGGAAGAGGAACTTGCCAAAATCGAAGACGAACAGGAGAAGCCTGTTGAAAAAGAAGAAGTTCCACATGAAGAGGAAAGGAAAGTTGTCAAAACTATGGAAACAAGAAAATTCTTCAATCTGAACCCACAGGAAAGAGATCAGTTCTTCGCTCGTGAAGATGTTCAGAACTACCTCGGTGAAGTTCGTTCCGCTATCAAGGAAAAGAGAGCGTTAACCAATGTCGGTTTAACCATCCCCGAAGTTTTCCTCGGTTTAATCCGTGAAAACATGATCGAATACTCAAAGCTGTACAAGCATGTTGATACCCGCAGAGTCGGTGGCGATGCAAGAGCCGTCATTATGGGTGCTATCCCCGAAGCTGTTTGGACAGAGTGCTGTGCAAACCTCAACGAACTGGCTTTAACATTCAACGATGTTGAATTAGGCTGCTGGAAAGTTGCCGGTTATTACGCTGTCTGCAATGCCAACCTGGAAGATTCCGATATTGACCTCGCTGCTGAACTCATCAGAGCATTGGCACAGGCTATCGGTTATGCCCTTGATAAGGCTATCCTTTATGGTACAGGCACTAGAATGCCGTTAGGTGTTGTCACAAGACTCGCACAGACTCAAGAACCAGCTGACTACCCTGCAACTGCAAGACCTTGGGCAGATCTGCATACTGCAAACATCAAGTCCATCGCCGCTTCTGTCAAGGGTGCTGACCTCGTTGCCGCTATCGTTGCTGCATTCGGCAATGCAAAGGGCAAATACTCTCGTGGCACTAAAGTATGGGTAATGAACGAAATGACCTATACGAACCTGGTTGCTGCTTCTGTATCTGTTGATGCAAGCGGTGCTATCGTTGCCGGTGTCAATGGCGAAATGCCTGTTATCGGCGGTGTCATCGAAGTATTAGACTTCATCCCGGATAATGTAATCGTTGGTGGTTACTTCGATCTGTATCTGTTAGCTGAAAGAGCCGGTGCAAAGTTCATGTCTTCCGAACATGTAAGATTCTTACAGGATCAGACGATCTTCAAGGGTACTGCCCGTTACGATGGCAAACCGGCGATCGCAGAAGCATTCGTTGCAATCGGTCTGAATGGTGTCACTCCGAACGCTACGATGTCTTTCGCAGCTGACACAGCCAACGCTTAATGTGGGTAGCTATTAAGCTATTCACCGATTTACAAGACAAGGATCATCTTTACGAAAAAGGTGATCCTTTTCCTCGTGAGGGTCTTGAGGTCAGCGAAGAGCGGATGAAAGAACTCGCTTCCGACAAAAATCTCCAAGGCACACCATTGATTGAGAAAAAAGAGATGGCAAAGAAGCGAGGAAGAAAGAAGAAAGAGTAGGTGTTCTATGACAGATGCACAGAAACAGACTCTATTGACAATGCTCGAATATAATCTTGAGATAATCATGGATTATATGGATGTAGATGCAAAGACACAAAAGGAAACGCAGCTTGGGTATTACATTGATGCGGCGGTGGAG